AACCGCTTTTAAGATTGTTTCTGGAGTAATTTCTGCTCCGTTTTGACCAACGTTGTTTGTAATGTTGCTTTCTGTGAATAAAGCAAATGCATCGGTGTCAATCTTTTCACCTAATGCACCACCAAGCATAACGCCAACGTCTGATCCCATATTTCTCGCAGTTGATTCTGAAAGTAAATCTGAAACGTCAACTCTTGCCGCTATTTCTGATGCTGTTAAATCCACCTGTGCGATTGCAACAGCGGATTCTGAAACTTCAGCAGTTTGTGCCGGAGCACTTGCTGATATTTCTGGATACACGGGAATCTGAGCCGTTAAGCCTGGAGTTCCTGACATATCGTATGTGTTGAACACTTGACCTGCGATTGATTTTTCAGATGCAGTAAAGACTGCTTCTTGTAATACATTCGTTAGGATCTGCGTGTCCGCTACTTGTAGTTCTGGTTGTGCCATAACTATTTTCTCCTGTTAGTGCGCCTTATATCTTTGGTTTATAAACTTCCGTTCGCAACTTTTTATATAAAGCACGTTGTTCTGGATCTTGTAGATCCAATTTGTTTATATCAACTTTGTTCGCACCTTCTGGAGATGTGTTTGATTTTGAACCGCTACCTGCTGGGCCTGCCGATACAAAATGGGCGTTTGACTTTAAAAAATCTTTGACTAACCCATCTGGTGTTAAAGCATCACCGTTGTCAGTATAACGTGTCTGTTTAGATACCGGATCAACAATTTCAACACCACCATCATCTGTCATCTTGACTTGATCCCTTACAAGTCTTACAACCTGTCCTGGATTAATTGCTTTGTGTTTGCTTGCCGCATCTAACAAAGCACCGTCAATCTTAATGGACGATAGTTCCTGTGTCAATGTATTGATTTTTGAGTTTGCCTTCTCGGCTTGCTCTCTCAATATCGTTTCAAACTCACCTTTTTTCTTTTGCTCTTCCAATTTGGATTGCTCCTCTTTGTCAAGCAAAGTCCTATAAGTGTCTACATCTACACCATCATACTTCCTTAACACTTTCGCTTCAGTCGTGTGTTTGACTTTGGCCATTATGTTATCGACGTCTTCTTGTGTATATGTCTTTGCGGGTTGACTTACCGCTTCTACCTGCGATGGGTTGTTTTTTGTTTGTTCCGGTTGTGCCGCAGTAGCATTTTCCGTATTCAAATCCGATGTTTGTGTTTCTTGACTCATCGTGTCCTCCTGTTGTTGTCTCGGGTAGTATTGCCCGTATAAAAGTATTTATACATTAATAAAATTGTGTGTAGTCTTTTATGCCCCACGCCTTGTAGTAGCCCGAACGTTCTAAAAGTTTTTGTCCTTGTTTTATCTTTGGTAATGATTGTATAAAGATTAAAGGTGCTTTGCCAAAACTAAAATTAACACCTCGGTGTTTGCCATTGTTAATAGGGTGGTCGTACATTACAGCAACGTTGGGACGTCTTTTGTGTGCGTTGTTGCAAATGGTTTGTAATTTTGTTTCACTTACTTTGACATTGAAATAAATGATGACAACATCGTAATTAAGAGCACTAAAAATATCGCACAACTGATTAACTTGAACCAACACATCATCCTTGCTAGGTATGATTGCGACTTTTTTGTTTTTAAGAGTTGCTTCTGCAAAAGGACAGATTGCCTGCTGAGTTTTTTTATTCTTTTTAGCAACCTGTCCTCTAATCCAATCTTCAATGTCTTTACTTCCTACGGCCACTTTTTTTCTTACGTTTACCGCCTGACATTTTGGATCCCGCTGGTTTTCTTCTTCCGCTTCTTTTAGGTCCTGGCATTGTTAGTTTCCTCCTTTTTGATTTTGGTATTCTGTTGGTTAACAAGGCCGATGCTGTGCTTGTCGTGATTGCCATATATCGGCTCCTTTCCTATGTTTTGGTTATCACTATACAATGATAGTAATTCTCTACCTCTATGTTCAGCCGCCTTACGCATATTGCGTAGGGCACGTCTTGCCTCAATAGCAAACCGTCTTGAAGGACGATTCATTAGTTTTTCGTAAGCATTAAAATAATCAAGACAGGCTTTCTTTAATTTAAGATGCCTTGCTGTCTCGTTTGGTTGTTGATATATTCTTCTAATTGTGTTTGGCATTTGGTTTAAGTGTGTAGTGTTGGTTAATTGAATTACGGAACTGTTCGTTGTAGTCTTGTAAAAGATCAAAATCATTTTTTAACCTTTGAAGTGCGTTGTGGTATTCGTCCGACTTTTTTATTTTTTCAAACAGTTTATATTTTTCTTGCATCAATCAAATTGTATTACGGCCCAAGGCATTGCGTTGCCTTGATGGTTTTTAACAACCTCCCCTGTATCTATGTAGTTCGCTGATCTTAACTTCTTGTAGCCATTGGATAATATCTTCTTTTGATACACGGCGCAAGGCCTTACTTCTCTGCCTTTTACAAAGTACTTTTGGTGTTGTTGTTGTACACCTTTGTTTGTTTTTTTGCCTGCCATCAACAGCCTCCATTAAAAATTATCCTCTATCCATTTGTGTAATGCCCAAAGCAAATACACCATAAAGCCCATAAAGATAATGAATGTAAATGTTCCCATTACCACTTCTTAAACATTTTTTCAAATAATTCAACCACCCAGTCAATCATTTGAAAAAACTTTTCAATAATTTTATCAATCATAATTTAAATCCTTTCTTCCAAGTTTGTAGGCTCCAGTATGCCGCACTTAAATTTTTTTGTCCTCTCACTGCTTTAAGAACAGCACCCATACGGGCGTTAAAACTATTACGCCTTGCTGGATTGTTTCTACCTATGCTCATACCCTTTTGTCCAAAATTAACTTTCTTAACGTTGCCAGTTGTTCTATCTTTAACAAATACTTTAAATTTTTTTACATCGCCCTGCATCACCTTGTTAAGTTTTACAGTCCTGCCTCTATACTTTGCCATTATTTTTTTCTCCTCAAGTCGGTGTCGTGTTTCCTACTGCCACGTAAAAAACTATTCACTCTGCCCATTGCCCATTGTCCCATACCTATTCCTGGTCTTGATCCTGCTGTAAGGAACGCACCTTGCCCTCTTCTATAAACTTTTGCCAATGTGCCGTAAGTGTATCTCGACGTTGATGCTTTACGTTTTAAAGTTTTCCTGACGGTTGCGTTGATTGGTTTTGCTCTACTTTTTGCCAAGTCGTACTCTCCTATCTATTAATGATTGTGGTATACGTTTGCCTGCTCTCGCAAGTTTGCCTATACGTCTTATAAGTGCTGAAAGTTGTGTTCTCTTTGTACCTTTTATACCTGATAGATATTTTTTTGGTATACCGCTACTCTTGTCCTTCGGTACTTTCCGTCTCTTGGCCATTAGCATCTCCAAATGTTTTTGTTAGTTCAGGATGTAAGTTTTTAATCTCTTCGTCTGTGTATCCTGTTTTAATCATTTCTCTTAAATGTTTTATCAAATCATCTGCGTTTGCTACTGCGGGGTGTTGCATCGTAAGTTTTTTATCCGCCATCATTACATCCAACTCGTCCTCGTCTTTTGCTAATAGTTCTAATATTTTGTTATCTATGACTTCCTTGACGTTTGGTGTTGCTGTAGACAAATCTCTTTGTATTATTGCGGCTTTGGATAATATGTCCATATCTAAATTTTTATCTCTAATATGGAATGCCATTGGATATTTTATTTCTCCGTCGAATGCTTGTCCTTGCCATTTGGCCCAAATCCTAAAGAACTGCTCCTCGAACAATTCAAGTTGTTTTGACTTTTCGCAAAGTTTGGCATCCAATAATAAAAACTCAGACTGCATTGCCACGCCGCTCATCTGTCTTGTCTCTATGGCTCGGATGGCACCCATATGTGCCATTCTATCTATGGATTGTATTTTGCTGTCTATACTTTTTAAGATGGCATCTAAATTAGTACCGCTGGGCTGTAAAAGATAGGGACGCAAGCCTGCGTCTGTCTCATTTGGTATTGTTATTATCGCACCCGCACCTGCTGTTGCTTCAACGTCTGGTGTCTTAACAAGTGTAGGATGATTCGTAAGGCGGATTAATTGTTCAACTTCTGATAGTTCTGAATAAATGGCCATTTGTGTATCCGCAACATCACCTATGTCGCTAACACCTATGCCTTTGATTGGCGACCTTGTAGCATAGCACCAAACTGCTGGTATTTGTCCAATTGGGTTTGGCGTTGTTTCAACAACTTCAGTTGTCTTTGCTTTTTTGGGATCATATGTCTCAAGTGTAATTTGTTCTTTGGTCCAAGTCCTCAAATAATATTGAGTTGCACCTGCGTATGTTCTGTCTTCTTTTTCTAATAGTTGAAGGTAATTTAATTCGTAATGTCCGTTTGGCAGTCTTTCCCAATTCCAATTGATAACGTTCTCTGGTGTGTACAATGTTGCGTATGGACGTATGCCTTGTTCTAGTTCTTCAGCACGAGTACCCACAACAGTCTCGGGACGGTCGATCAATACAACACAATGTCCATAAACTGTGCTCATTAAGTTTACGTCTCTCATAAATGAATTCCAACTTCGTCCTTCCATATCGCAGTCCTTTAAGAAGTTGTCCATTTCTGCTGTTCCGTCCAAACTGCCAAAACTTCTCTTTGGCTCGTTTCTGTAAATGAAACTATTGTAAATGTGTGTTATACTTTTAACGTGGTTGTCTAATGGTGTCTGTGCTAGTCTACCAATGTATTCTGGTTGTGATTCATAAACGTATTTTGTAAGATAGTTTCCCATCTTGTAGTGTGCTCCACCCAAATATGAATTTATTAAAAATTTCCAACGGTTAATGTAATTGATGTATTCGTTGTGTGCTGGTAAGCCTGCTAAAAAATCACTGCCGTCTGTAGCACTTTGGTCAATGTTTGTGAAACTATAATCTGCCATATTGTCCTTCTATTTGTACGTTGAATCTTTTTTGTGGTTGTTGTTGTTGTCCCATCTCTCTTTTTATTGGATACAAATAACTTATCAAATATCCCAAAGCATCTCCTAAATGGTCAATTCCGTGTGTCTTGTTTGGCACGCTTGTCCCCTCTTTAAACGTTTGTTTTATTAACGTATTTACTATATTCTTACACCTAGGTGCTATAAACAAACTGCGAACGTTGTTGGCATTACACAATTTACTATTCACACTATTGATCCTATCTCTAACTGGCATATGACTTTTTAAGACTTTACACACAAAGCCGTTGTTCAATAAAATACTCAAATCCGTTTTGCCTCCAGCACTTGTTCTTCGTTGTACACAACTTGGGTCTGGAAACGCCATAATCTTTTTGTTGGGATATCTTTGTAATATCTCATCACAAAGTTCTTGTGTGTTGCTACCAAAAATCCTTATTTCATCTACCACACTAACAACATTGTCTTTGATTGTTGACACCACTGCTGATATGGGTGAAACGTTAAAATCTATTCCAATAAACAAAGTTTTATCTTCTTCAGTAATTGTGTTGTGCCTAACATTTTTTTCTATGTCAAAACTTGCGTATATCAATCCACTGTATGTCTCCCACGTGGCTTCGTACTCCTGTCTATACACACTTGCTGATAGATCGTTTTTTGCCATTTGTATTTCTTCTTCATCTACCCAGCCACCATCTTTGGTTGTGTATTGATAACTGCTCCATTCCTTATCGTTTGGATCTTTGCCTTTTTGATACAAGTCATAAAACCAATTATGCCCCTTGGGAGTCCCGGTAAACAATGCTTTGCCTTTTGTGTCTGATAATGTTGGACGTAATACTTCTGTCCACACCTGTTCGTTTACATCCGCACTTTCATCAATCACTAAAAAATTTATACCAACTCCACGGAGGCTATCTCCGTTGTCAGCACCTCGGAGTGCTATAATACTATTGTTCTTTAGTTGGCACGTTAAGTCTGCTTCATTAAATTTTTTTGCCCAACGTAGTTCTGATAATTTTTTCTTTAGTTTCATCCAAGCAATTTGGCGAGCCTGTCTGTATGACGGTGCCACATACCAACACAATGTATTGGGTTGTCTTGCGTGATAACAAAGTTCTCTGATTGCTAGTGTTGTTTTGCCGAATCTTCTGCCCGACACCAAAACTTTAAATCTTGTGTTGTCTTGTGCCACAACACTTTGTGGTTGCGATAGTTTCATACTTTACTCTTGCCAAGGTAAAGGTGTATTGCTCTCTGTATCCAATGCGTTGTCTTTCTGACCAAGCAACTGCTTGCCTAACCAAATTTGCATCCTTACATCTTTCTTTTCAACAGCGGCTTCAAATTGGGCTCGTCTCAAACTTTTTTTACCTTCTGCTCTACCTTTGTCTATTATTTTACTAAATCTTTTTTCTAATGTACTGACACTTGTTCCAACAACATCCGCAATCTCTTCATACGTACAATGGATACTTGCCAATTTAAAAACTATGTCGTGGTCTATTTTGTATTTTTTTTCTGTCATTATAGATGTTTAGATCCCACTATGATTCTAAATCTCCTGCTGTCTGTATCACCGTTTGTTGTTGTAATCTGTACGTCTATGTTGTATTCATTGCCTGATGTGCCACCATTCAATCTAACATTAACTAATGCTCCTGCTACCACTACGTCTGTGCCTGCGTTTGTTGGTAGGGCTATTGGTGCTGAATCACCTGATATTGTTTCTATGCTAACCACTGCGGCGCTAATTGCATCTCCGCTGTTAAGGTAGTCTGTAAAATCAACCCCGTATTGGACATTGGCGTTTGGGTGCTTCTCTATGAATGCGCCTTTGTTGTCCCGTCTAAATCCTGTTAAGTTTGCCATTATGCCTCGCTCCTTACTTTTGGAATGCTACTTCTATTACTGAATGTTGGTTTAAAGATTGTAATTTTTCTTGTTTCCTCGTCCACTAATATTCTTCTTGTTTCTGTTGTTATTGTATTTACACGTGTTTCTGGAGAAACTGCGTTTTGCCTTGTTTCAATTGGCACTACAAATGTTCTTGACTCTACGGGAACCGTTAAAATATTCCAAGGGTCTGCTATTGTTATTAAACGTCCAAATGATAATACCGTGTTAAATGCGTTGACTGTAAGGGTTGGTATGCTAAATTGAACGTTTCCGTTTGCCTGTAGTGTAGCAATAGGTGCCAATAATTTTGTTGGATCAAATATTGCGTTGGCATTTACTTGTGGTGTAAATGCTGATGTAATAGTTTTTGTTGGCCCGTATGTTGTGTTTCCTTTTAAAGTATCAATGCTGTAGGCTGTGTTAAATGAAAGCACACCTCCACCAAATACTACGCTACCAATTTTGGTTGGCACACTAAAGGCACTGCTTACACTTGTTGAAACATTCCTAATCCTAATGTAGTCTGATGCTATGCCAAACAATGATGAATATGATCCTTGTCCACCTGCTGTCCTGTTGCCGTTTTGACTTGTTGCTGTTGTTATCGTAAATGTTCCTGTACCACTTGATATCAACCCACCATTACAACTAAATGTAAATCCTTTGCTGAACACAATCATACCTGGATGCCATTTGCCACCAAACCATTCGTTCCAAGTTCTATCTATTGTGCTGTCCTCACTGAAGTCATCCCAAGTGTAATCATCCTGCCTACCTTCTTGGAATGCGTTGTATATTATACCTCCAACACTTATGGTTGAAACAACAGCACTTGGTGATGCTGTGGATTTGAAAGACACGTTGGCGTTTCCGCTTAACGTTGCTGTTGCTGATATTGTTTTTGTTGTTCTATGTGTTTGACTTGCGTCGGTGCTGGCAGTAGTAATAGCGGAACTACTTGCTGTTGGTTGTTGTAATCTACCACCATTACAACTTAAACTAGACGTGGCAGTTAAACTTGCTGAAGCAAAGTCAAACTTGGTACCTTGTACACTTATGGTGAATGTGCTGGTAAGTGTTGCCCTTGTGTTGATTACAACAGCATCGCAACTTAATGTAAATGCTGATGTTATTAAAAAAGGAGACTGGACGTAATCGCTGGCTACAAAATCCGCAACTACATATGCACCTTCACTTGGTGTAGGTGTTGTGTATGATTCGGGATCATAGTAAGTCTGAACGACATATAAGTCGTTGTTTACGCCTATTCCTTTCAGGGCCATTTAGCACCTCCAATTAATTGGATTATGCCAAACTAATTGTTAAATTTCCTGATGTAATTTGGAATGTGTCGCCGGATAAAACCTCTTTAGCATTATCGAGTTGGCCATAGTAAAGTACGTTCCCCGTGTGTGCTGTTGAGCCATCCGGTGTAAACGCACCATCCATTACTGCTATACAAGTGATGCTTGAACCTGATGTTGCCGCATTGTTGTAGTTGGATGTTGCTGTATTGAAAGTACAATTGGCATTTGATGACGCTGATCCACCCGAAGCCGCCGCAAAAGTTATGGCTGTTCTTGTGTAATCGCCGCCAGTAATCTCGTAGTGTCCCCAGTTGCCTGTGCCACTTCTTGAACCTGTACCTGCCTCTAAAGCCGCTAACACATCTGAAGCCGTGCCCGCAAATAAGGCTATCCTTAATGTTGATGGTTGTGAAAAACTTGTATTCCTTAATGTGTGATCTAGGAGTTTGTTTTCCAAATAGTTGGACGCTGATGACATTTTTTGTGTCTCCTTTTTTTGTTTTGTTAATTAACAAAACTATTTATTGTTTAGGCAACTTTCAATATC